ATAATACAATACATGTAATACATTGTCAAGCATTAATATAATATTTATTTATATATTATCTAAACACAGTAGATTTATCTAGATATTAAATATATTATTTGAGTAGCATAAGATTTAATTTAATGGCGTACAAAGTAGGTAAAACATGGCTAAAGGCAAACCAAAATCAGAATGGGGCATCAACGGAAGACCCAGTCAATGGAATGATGAAACCGTTAAAGCTTTTGGAAAACAATTTCTTGAGTGGAGTGAAAAAGAAAGCAGTATTGTGATTGGATCTTTCAATTCGGAGCACCCCCACGATCCCGATTGTATTTATGATTTAGCTAAGAAATATGATTGGTTCCAACTGATTGTGGATAAAGTTAGGACTACTGTCGGCACTAGAAGAGAGCGCATGGCGTTCACTGGGGAAGGCAATGCGTCTGTATGGAATAAAACAGCTAGGTTTTATGATAAAAGACTACACGAACATCTTAACAAAGAAACTTACGACTCAGCATTTAACGACTCGAAAGGTAGACTAGCAGGAAGTGGCGTTGATGAAGATACACTTCCAGATATTTTGCAGTTTATCGCATCACAAAAGAGCGGTAAGTAGCACGCTATTAACATATCAATCATTGTCATCATTGATAAATTAAGAAGCTATAAGATGTAGCAACAAGTTAATAAGCTATAAGAGAGTATAACAAGGAATTAGTGTGTACTGTAATATAGATATAAGTTGTAGAAGATGTCCGCGCCAGCCGATGGCACGAACGACCGTCCGCTTGTGAGCCTAATGGCATTCACCCGCTACCGCTAAGGTATATCAAATAATTAATTGTTGTCAAAGCTTTATTTTGGTGTTTCATAGTGTAAACTATTTTCAACGGTCTTATTTTGGGGTTAATTGGTGTTGTTTTGATGTATCACTGATTATTATTGATATTCTCTTAATATTGTGATGTACGCCCTTTGTACGCCTCGTTTAAACGCTACTCAAGAGGCTAACACCGGTTGACTAATGTAACAACATCAGTAACGCTATAAGCTCAACAGAAGGGCTAAGAATGAATATAACATAATAATGGAAGTAATTATGATCAATGAGCTATCAGACAAACAGAAGTATTCTTTAACTAACAGCGATGCACGTATCAATATATGGACCGGGGCAGTGCGGTCCGGGAAGTCTTTCAGTGCTCTATTAAGATTTATAGAGTTCTGTTTATCAGATATTCAAGGGGATATGGTGCTCATCGGTAAGACATCGGAAGCACTCAAGCGTAACGTTATATCAGAAATACAACGCCTACTTGGGAAGTCGGCAAGATATTCATCGGGCAAAGGTGAGCTACTTATTTATAATAGAACTGTTCACGTAATCGGGGCTAACGATGATCGAGCTGAGGGCAAAATTCGTGGATCCACATTCGCAGGGGCTTTAGTTGACGAGGGGACTCTTATCCCTGAGATATTCTTTAAGATGCTGTTATCACGTTTATCAGTAGAAGGGGCTAAGCTATTCACTACTACGAACCCCGACTCACCTTTTCACTGGTTAAAGAAAGACTTTATAGATAGAAAAGAAGAACTAGACTGCAAAGTATTCCCTTTCGAGCTGGAGGACAACCCTTCTTTGGGTAGAGCATACAAAGACAACTTAAGAAAAGAATACCAAGGACTCTATTATGACCGTTTCATATTGGGCCTATGGGTTGTGGCTCAGGGTGCAGTATACTCACTATTTGATAAGGAGCAACACGTTATAAACTTCCCTCCAGCTCAGGCAGATAAATATATTGTCGGAGTCGATTACGGGACCACCAATCCAACCGCTTTTACGCTTATCGGATATAATGCAAATGTTTACCCGAATATGTGGATAGAGAAAGAATATTGTTGGGACTCAAGAAAGGAGCTAAGACAGAAAACGGACTGTGAATATGCTCAAGACTTGACCGCATTTATTCGAAATCTAAACATTGAAACTATATACATCGACCCATCAGCGGCATCTTTTATACAAGAGTGTCGGCAACAAGGGATGAACAAAATACAACCTGCTAATAATTCAGTGCTAGACGGTATTCGTTTTGTCACCAGCTTACTAGACAACGGAACGTTAAAGATCTGTTCATCATGTTTGAACACAATAAGAGAATTCCAGTCTTATGTTTGGGATGATAAAGCAACTTTAAAAGGAGAGGACAAGCCAATGAAAACCAATGATCATAATCTCGACAGTTTGCGCTATGCCTGCATGCACTTCTTTAATGGTACCGGCTCGATGACACCGCAAGATTTAAACACTAGATACAGAAAAGCTTTAGGGTTAGACGATTCTATGCCTGCATTTTTTAGAAGCTATTAAAAAAATAATTAGTTATACATATCTAATAAACTAAAAGGGTTAATACGATGATTGATATGCAAGAAGATAAATATTATGTTGATGGCAATGACAGTTTTATTAAGCAACGAATGGAAGATTTTTATAAAAGTTCCATATCAGTAAACCAAGCGTTTTGGGCTGAAGCTGAAATTGACCTGCGGTTTAAGAATGGAGATCAAACCGTGTGGGATAGTATATATGGTAATATGCCCGAGTACAGGAAGAAACAGTTCAATTTCAACAGGATTCAAAAGATCCTTAATATGATCACTGGACACCAACGAAAGAACCGAAAGAGCCTAGTAACCCTGCCCGTTGAAAACTCCGATCAATACACTTCAGATCAACTATCAAAAGCCCTATTTTGGTCAGTAAAAAGAGATAATGTTTTACATACCTTTTCTGATGCCTTTGAGGGAGCTGTTGGCGTTGGTATGAATATGTTATCTCCATGGATGGATTACCGATATGATACTATTAACGGCGATGTCAGGGTTGACAATGTTGGATACTCAAGTTATATCATAGACCCATACTTTAGAAAAACAGATTTATCTGACTGCAACGGCTTATGGCGTAGATCGTACAGAACAAAAAAAACATTGGAAGGAATGTTTCCTGCGAGATCGGAAGACATAGATTTAATACGGACTACCGGAAACAAAGACGGTAAGTTTGAGTATATGCCGGAAGCACAGAACCTAAGCGATAGTAAACTGCTTGCTCTTGATGAATTTTGGTATTCAGATGATAGACCAGCCACTATTATAGAAGACGTAGTAACAGGCGATTCAGTAGAATTCTTTGGAGAAAAGGAAGAACTAGATTCATTTATAGCCAATAATGAAAACGCCATAGTAAAAAAGATAAGAGTTCCAACAGTTAAAGTTTGCTATTCTGTTAATGGAACAGTTTTATATAACGGCCCTAACCCCTACGGAACAGAGTTATTTCCAATAGATAAATATCCATTTATCCCTGTTCTTGGATACTATGAGCCAGATTTATCTTACTTACCGCTAAGAATACAAGGAGTATGCAGAGGCCTAAGAGATGCACAGTTCCTATATAACCGCCGTAAAGTTATCGAATTAGATATTTTAGAATCCCAACTAAATTCAGGATACATCTACGAAGAAAACGCCCTTGTTGATCCTAACGATGTATTTTTATCAGGACAAGGAAAAGGCTTAGCTGTTAAAGATGGAAGACTGGCAGGCATTAAAGAGGTAACCCCTCCACAGATCCCGCCTTCAATGTTGCAAATATCCGAAAGCCTTGGCAATGAGATAATGCAAATATCCGGAGTTAACGAAGAGCTACTAGGATCGGCTACTGATGATAAAGCTGGCGTTCTTGCTATGTTAAGACAAGGTGCCGGACTTGTTACACTAGAAAAGCTTTTTGATAACAGTGATTACGCATTTAAGTTATTAGGCGAAAGGATTGTTGAGATGATACAGGCAAACTTTAAATCCGCCAAGATTGAAAGAATAACAGGACAAGAGGCCTCCCCACAATTTAAAGACAAAGCGTTCCAAAAATATGATATAGAAGTAGTTCAGGGAATGAACACCGAAACACAGAAACAAATGCAGTTTGCTCAAATGTTAGAGCTACACAATGCCGGTGTCCCTCTTGCTCCTGAAGATATACTTGATGCTAGCCAGATGCAGAACAAGGCAGAGCTTATTGAGAATATGAAGAAAAGAGAAGAGGTTCAAGCCCAACAAGCCCAGCAAGCTCAAATGATGCAGATAGAATTATTGAAAGCCCAAATAAATAGTGCTAACTCTAAAGCCCTGGCAGATCAAGGCCTTGGTATAGAAAGAGTTTCAAGAGTTTCAGAAAATGAATCATTAAGCGAATCAAGACACGCCCAAGCGATAGCAGATCTCCAAGATGCTCAGCTATCTAAAGCCAAAGCAATGAAAGAGCTTTCTGAAATGGACTTAAACGAAATAGAAAAGTTATTAATGTTATCTGATCGTTTAAAAGTAGATACTCTAGAAGATGCGCAAGAGGCAGGTTTTGAAGAGACTGGCCTAGGCGATAAGGTAGAAGCCTTACAAACATTACAGGCCTCCTCACAACAAACAATGGCGCAGACAATGGGGCAAAATCCTCAAATTTAATAAATAATTTACATTTATTAAATGGTGTTCAATAATGCGGTAGCTCTTTACATAGTGTTTAGAGGTTTTAACCTGGGATAATATCCCGTTTACACCGGAGTTTTAAAATGGCTAAGAAATTTTATGATGGTACTTCATTAAGTACTAGTAACCAATATGCTAACATGCCGCAAGAAGTAGTTCACAAATCATACTCCAAGCAAGTTCTTGGTGGTGGTGATTGTAGTTACATTGATACCGAAGAAGGTATTAACAAGCTACATGCTGAAAATTCTCGTAAAATAAAGCGCATGAAGTAAATTTCATTGGGTCGGTAACGGCCCTTTATCTTTTAAATGGTGGTAATATGAAAGATGCAAAAAGAAAGACAGTAGGGGCGCTTTCATCGGAGCTTTTATTAAAGCCCGACAATAAGCAAGGCGTTGTTGATACTCAATTGGAGATATATAAAGAATATCTACCCAGTATAGAAAATCTTGTTAATGGTGAAGATTGCAAAGATTGGAAAGATCCCTTTTATGTTGTAGTGCTTATTAGACGTGAGAGATCAATGGTTAATGTAATAAGACATCATTTTGTAGCCCGTAAAACATTACCTACCCCTCAATATGATCAAGATACTTGGAAATACTTTCCAAGTTCAGGAACATTAGAATATTTATGGACAGTCCCGGCAAAGGACAAAGTTAATGAATTAATTATGCTTGAAGCCTCATATCCAAAATCTTTTAATGATTTAATACGATTCTGCAAACTATTTAAGGCTGATAAGCTTGATATTGTCTGCGGAAAATAATAATCTTGTTATTAAAGAATAACATTCACATAATACAATTATATTTAATCTTGCTTCACTGCTCGTGTAAGAGCGTAAGGTTGAGTAGTTAATAAACGCAAAAATGGATTCGTTATCCAAGGAGTATTTTTATGACATTAGATACATTATCTGAAATGGCGCAAGACGTGGAAGTCGCTAACCCACAAGATGAGAATACCCAAACTTCTGAAATTGCTCAAGAAACTGTAGGAAAAGAAGTTCAAAAGGAGGAAACCCCTCAAGAGCTTAATTTTAGACAGCTTAGAGAGTCAAGGGACGAAGAGAGACAGCGCAGATTAGAATCTGATAAACGCTTAGAAGCTCAACAAGTTCTTTTAGAAAAAGTTATGTTAGGCGATAAAAAGCCAGTCCAAGAAGAGGTTGAAGAGTTCGAAGAGGACGACATCCAAAACTATGGACAGACAAAAAAAACTATAAGACGTGAGGCTGAAAAGATTGCTAAGTCTTTACTTGCAGAAGAGAGAAAAAGAAATGAAACTCTCAATGCACCTAATAAACTTAAGCAAGAGTTTATTGATTTTGATAGTGTTGTTTCAACGGAAAATGTTAATTACTTAATTAAAAATGAACCGGATTTAGCCGCTATCTTAAATAATGTTAAAGATCCCTATCTGCAAGGAAAAGGAGCTTATAAGTACATAAAAACACTAGGTCTTGATAAGAAGGAAAGCGTAACTAAAATGAAGCGAGATGCCTCCCTAAATGCTGATAAACCAGTATCTCCCAATGCTACTATTGGAAGAAACTCTGTTGGAGATGCCAACTCTTTTTCAAGGACGTTAACGCCTGATCTTAAAAAGCAACTCTACAAAGAGATGATGCAAGCTAGTAATGGATAACGATAAGTCTGGTTAAACATGGAGTTTAACTATGGCAATCACTACAACAAGTGTTTTACCTGCCCCGGTGCAACAGTCTTTTTCAGAAAAGCTATTGAGTGTACCAACCCCTCATTTTGTCTACGGCCTTGGAGCTGATAGAAAAACCATGCCAGCTAATTCTGGTAATATCTTAAGAATGCAGCGTTATAATGCTCTTTCTACTGCAACAGTACCTTTAGGTAATAGTGGTATCACTCCACCAGCACAACAATTAACAGCCGTTGATATTGATGCTGAAATTAAGTTTTACGGAACTTATATCTACCTTAACGAGCAAGTTGTTCTACAGAACCAAGATAAAGTATTAAATTCAGCTACTAAGCGTTTAGGTGTTTCTTTACGCCAAACAGAAGATGAATTGATGAGAAATATGCTTATCTCAACTGCTTCTGTTATTAACTGTGTTAACGGTGCTAACGGTGACAACCCAACCGAAATAAACCGTACTGATATCGATGAAGTTATCAGAACATTGGCTAATAACGATGCTTATACTGTTGCTGATAACATTGAAGCTGACGATAAGTTTGGAACAGGCCCTGTAAGGGATTCCTACCTTGCTTTCGGAAGTACTCAATTAATTAGTGATCTTGAGAATGTTCGTGGATTCATGAATAAATCACAATATCCTTATCAAGATACAACACTTCGCAGCGAATGGGGTAATGTTTCTAATCTTCGTTTCTTCTTATCCTCTATTGGATCTCAAGAAGGTCTTTCTATGAATGGTAATGATGTTTACAACATTTCTATTTGTGGAACAGAAGCTTATGCTGCTATTGAGCAAGATGCTTATAGTACACAATTCATTTACCGCCCACCTATCTATGATGGCCCATTGGCATTAAATGCTAGTGTTGGTTATAAGATGGCTGCTGCACAGTGCATTACTAACGATGCATGGGTCTTTAATTTAAGAACAACTTTAGCTGCATAGGGAGGTTATTATGACTGCTGAAACTGAAATACTTACAGGTAAATATACCTCTGATGGAAACTTCAAGATTCTTGAGCTTCCTGCTGATGTTCACAAATTTAAGATTTGGAACTATACTGATCAGGGTTCATCTGCTAATCCCGGCGTTGTAAAAAGAGCTACTTGGTTCTTAGGAATGCCAGTAGATTATTACATGGGTGTTAAAAACACTGATGGTGCTGCTACTGATGAATCAGTACTTGGTACTTCTGGCGGTTTCCGTTGGATTGAGTCTACACCTAACAATCTTGAGGCTGCTGTAACTGCTACTGCAATTACTGCTGCTACTCCTCCTGTTGTATCAGCTGTTGGACATGGTTACCAAGTTGGTGATACTGTTCTTCTTACTGGTACTACTGGAATGTTACAAGTAGGCGGAATTGAAGCTACAGTAACTGTTCGTGATAGTGCAGACACTTTCAGCATTGGATATGTTCCTGCTGTTGGTTTTGCCGCTGCTGCTACTGCTGGTGCTGTTCGTAGAGTTTCTACTCCTGCGATGTTCGGACCTAGACGTAGATTTATTACAGCTATTACTGCTGCTGCTAGTGCCGTAGTTACTCTTTCTGTAACTCACGGATACAAAGTTGGAGAGAAGATTAAGTTTAAGATAGAGTCAGAATTCGGAATGACAGAAATCAATGATTTAGTTGGAGAAGTTACTGCTATTTCTACAGCTAATAACACTGTAACTGTTGATATCGATTCTTCTGCTTTTACTGCTTTTGCTTTCCCTGCTTCTGCTGAAGTACCTTTCACACACGCATATGCTTTGCCTGTAGGAGAAGATGCTTCTGTATTAACTGGTGCTGTTAAAAACGAAGGCTTTAGAGGCTTACGTATCGGTGCTACAGTTGATGGAGCAGATGGTGACGAGATGAAATGGGAAGCCGAAAGAGCTGGTTACCGTATCGTAGAGTAAATTATTACTCATAAGTAGTTTTTTCCTGATTCCAGATATATCAGGACGGTAAATGGGAGCAAATATCGTTAGCCAATGGAGGCTCTCCCACTAATTAAGAGGTTAATATGGCAACAGTAATATCAACAAATGCAGATAAAATAGAAAAAGCTAGAAAAGCTGATAGCAAAATGGTTAAAGGTAAGTTTTTATGCCACAAGCCTAAAGGCGGAAGCATGAAGTTTTCATATAGAAAGTATAAAGGTGACCCAATAAGAACTTATACTTTAGATGATGGAAAAGAATATGAAATACCTATAGGAGTAGCAAAGAATATTAATAACTGCGGAGAATATATACATTCTAATATTATGGATTCTCAGGGTAATCCTATGGTAGATAAAAAGGGTAAGAAAGATTACCGTTGTTCATTCCAGAATAGCGACCTCATGTAGTAATATTAGTGTCGATAGATATATTTTGATATCCACTGTTGAAAACTTTTAAAATAATTTGTCGACACATTTTTATTAAAACAATATTATAAAGATAAATGGTTAATATATGACAACATTAGAAAATATAAGAATTAAGATAAGAAGACTAACAGCTAGTCCATCGCCTGCACAAATAACTGATGTTCAGATAAACAGTTATATAAATACTTTTTATTTAGATGATTTACCACAACACCTAAAGCTTCTTGATCTTAAAAGTACATATACTTTTTATTCAGAGCCTAATATTGATCTTTATGATGTAAATTTTAATCCATCGTTTACTGATGATACTGTAGCTGCATATTACAGCCTAACACCACCAGTATATATATCTGGAAGCGTGGCCTCATATTCACAATCAAAAGCAGAGTTTAATAGAAGCTATCCATTTGTAAATTCAGAAGATACTTTATCTGGCGATGGAACAGTTGGACCATATGCTATCACAGTAACTAATAGTCCTGTTTTGCGTAATATGGTAACAATTTCTGCTACCGATAGCGCTGGTAACAATCTTGTTGCTTATGATGATGGTTCAGGGGCTTTATCAGGTGATGCCACAGGTGTAATTAATTATGTTACCGGAGCAATAACCGCTTTAACATTTACTGGATTAATACTAGCAACTGAAACAATAACTGTTCAGACTGCCCCATATGTTGCAAATAAGCCTAATTCTGTTTTATTTAGTAATAATAAAATAAAGCTAAGACCTATTCCGGATAAAACTTACAGAATAGATATTGATGCTATGATTTATCCGACTGTATTATTAGACGATGTTGACAATCCAAACCCTCACTTTCTTTGGCAGTTATTAGCGATTGGAGCTTCAAAAAAGATATTAGAAGATAGAGGCGATATTGAATCAGTTTCTTCTTTAATGCCTTTATTTAATGAACAAATGACTTTATGTCAAAGACGCACAATACAACAGCAAACAAATAGCAGAACAGAAACAATATATAGTAATTCTAATCAAACATTCGGAGGACACTATGGCTTACTTAGATGATATTCCAAACCCAGAAGATATTCAGGCTACTAGTCAAGGTCAGATAAAAGAGAACTTTGGACAGCTTGAAACACAGTATAGTGTTGACCATGATTCATTATTAGCTGCTGGAGCTTCTGGAAAGCACCTTAAAGTTACTATGCCTGAAGTTACTTCAGATCCTGCTACTTCTGAAGATGAAGGAGCTTTATATACAAAAGATAGCGGTACTCAACCAGAGCTTTTCTATAGAGAAGAATTAAGTGGTGATTCTGTACAACTTACTGAAAGAGGCTATGCTATATCATTTATAAAGGCTTTTGTATCTTTTAGTGGTGCTGGTGTTATTGCTGGAACTGCTCTAAATGTTACAAGTGTTACAAGAACAGGTGGCGGAAGATATACTATAAATCTTACAACGGCTCTTGATGATGCTGACTATTTAGTAATTGGTAATTGTAATTCAACAGATATACGACTTTGGACTGTTCAAAACTACGCAAAGTCTAATAATTCTTGCTCTGTTATAACTTGTAATAGTGGTACTCCTCAAGATGTATCAACAGATCTTATTATAATAAGGGTAGCCTAATGGCTTATTTAGACGACATACCAGATTCAAACGACATACAGCCAATAAGTCAGTCGCAGATAAAAACTAACTTTAAAGAGCTTGAGCGACAATTTAGCGTTGACCATGACTCTTTATTAGAAGATAAAGCTTCTGGTAAACATCTTAAGGTTACCTTGCCAGAAATAGCTGCTGATCCTGCTACGGCTGCTAATGAAGGATGCGTATATACAAAAGACAGTGGAACACAGCCAGAACTATTTTATAGAGAAGAATCAAGTGGTGATGTGGTACAGCTTACCGAAGACGGCAGAAGGCCCTCATATATAAAAGCTTTTGTATCTTTTGATAATACAGGAGTTATTATTGGAGAGGCCTACAATGTTACTAGTGTTACAGGCTCTCTAGTGTATACTATAAACTTTACCAATGCGTTAGCCGATACTAATTATTTAGTAGTTGGCAATCCTAATTCTTCCGTTGTCAAGTCTTGGATTGTTCAAACATCCGCTAAAACAGTAAACTCTTGTACTGTTATATGCCATAATCTCATATTACTTAGTGACCTAGTAACCGCAGTAGATATTGCAATAATAAGGATACTATAATGGCTTATCAACCTTTCTACATAGAAGCATTTAAAACTGGACTAGAAAAAGACAAGGCCTCTTTTCAGCTTCTTCCGGATGCTTTCTCTGAATTACAAGATGCTTTTATATATAGAGATCGTCTTTCTAGAAAAAAAGGCCATGCTAAAGTATGTAGATTGACTAGAGTTTTATCAACAGAAGCTTTAGGGAATACTACTGGAACACCTCATACTGGAAATATAAAGACAATATTATCACTAGAAACTGATTCTGAATTATCGCAAACCTCTATATCTATTACTGTGGCCGCTCCTAATACAGAAACTTTTACTGAACCTGCTGTTCCCGATGGAACTTTAGTTGGTGACGGAGGAGGGCTGGGTACTATAAATTATATTACTGGAGCTTTTTCAATCACTAGTGGTGCAGGGTGGGCGGGCGCTCAAGCCGTTACTATAGATTTTGACTATTATCCTGCTTTGCCTTGTATGGGACTTTATTCAAGAGAACTTGTGGCTGCGAATTCCGAACAATCAGTGGCTTTCGATACAAAATATATATATTTCTATAGTAATACAAGTAATAGATTTGAAGAAAACGGTTCTGGTATAACCTGGCAAGGGTCAGATAGTGATTTCTTTTTTGCTAATAGCTATTATAGTGGTACTGCCTTAGGTGACGTTTTTATTGTTACTAACTTTAATAAAAGTGCTACTCCTGACCCAATACGATATTATGACACCGCAACCTCTACATGGACCACCTTTGCTCCATCTGTAGATGGAATTGGCAATGAGTTACATCAAGCTCTAACTATTTTACCATATAAAGGCCGCTTAGTGGCCTTAAATATATGGGAAGGTGCTACTTTAGCGACTTCTTCTCAAGAAAGAAGGCGTGTTAGATGGTCACAAAATGGAGATGCCTTTGCGGCCGATGCTTGGAGATCAGATATAGCCGGTAAAGGTGGATATTTAGATGCTCCAACCTCTGAAAAGATAATATCTGCTGAATTTATTAAAGATACCCTGATAGTAGGCTTTGAAAAGTCAGTATATAAACTTAGATATACTGGAAATGAAATACTTCCATTCTTATGGGAAAAGATTAGCAATGAATACGGTATAGAATCTACTTATTCTGTTACGAATTATGATACAGCACAACTTGCTATTGGAGAGAAGGGCATAATAGCTTGTGATCCTTCAGAAGTAGTCCGTATAGACAAACAAATACCTGATGAAATCTTTAACATACATAATGAAAATGAAGGCCTAAAAAGAGTCCATGCAGTAAGAGATTATGATAAAAACCTTATTTACTGGACCATACCTACATCAAGAAAGAATAGAACCTATCCAGACAAAGTACTTGTCTTTAGTTATGAAAACATGGCTTGGTCTTATTTTAAAGATAGCTATACTTGCTTAGGCGTCCTACAAGAAGGAAGCGATGAAACTTGGGCTAGTCTTACCGATGTAACATGGGAAATGGCAGAGTACGCCTGGAATAGGCCCTCACACCAATCATTGTATCCTTCAATCATTGCAGGCAATCAAAATGGTTACATATTAAAGATACAGCAATATTCAGCCAACGAACCTTCTTTTGCAATAACAGATATTACAGCTGGAACACCAGTACAATTAACTATTCCTGATCATAATTTATCTACTAATGACTACATATCCGTATCTACTATATTAGGTACAGCAAGCTCATTAAACGATACATCTTATAAAGTTAATTTCGTAGATGAAGATACAATATCATTATCAGATCATAACGGTATTCCTATAACCTTAGCTGCAGGAAGCACATATATTGGTGGTGGCGAGATAAGTTGGTTACATGATTTTGTTGCTACAAGCAAGAAGTATAACTTTCTAAAAGAGGGAAAATCTACTGAATTAGGCTACATAGACTTCTTAGTAAATAAAACAGAAGATGGAATGTTTACTGTAGATATATATGCTGATCATGACAATAGCTATCCAATAAACATTAATGATACTTTCTTTAATAATGTTGTGCATACAAGCCAATATTCTTCTGATATAGGGTCACAAGATAAATTAATACATAGGTTATATTCTAGATCAAATCTACAGTTTTTACAGTTTAAATTAAGCCTTACAGGAAGTCAAAAAGTAGAATCTTCCGTACATGATTCAGATATAAGCATATTTTCTATGATAATATGGACAGCTCCTAGCGGGAGGTTAGTATGACGTTTTCACCAGCAAATTCTATTACATCATATGTTCCTCCTGATATTAATCTTCCAGAAGATCCCAAGAAGATGAGAGATGAGTTAAATGATACTTTAACAAGAATAATTGACGCTCTAAACGATAAAGATATAGCGCATTATAATACTGTTGAAGTTGTAAATGGACAAAAGTTTTTTACAGATGGCGATACACAAAAGTTTAGAAACGTGTATAGAAAAGTAATAAATTTTGGAGCGTTACCTAATACTGCCTCTAAAACTATTGCACATGGGATTACTACTAATGCTAATACGACCTTTACAAGAATTTATGGTACTGCTACAGATCCTAGTGCTGCTACTATTACTAAAGCTATTCCGATTCCGTATATAGATCCATCTGCATTAGCTAATGGAATAGAATTATATATAGACGCTACTAATGTTGTTATCACTACTGCTGCTGATTATTCTGATTATTCAACAGCTTATATTATTTTAGAATGGTTGCAATTCTGATCTATTAGTGATATACATAAAATAAATATTTTAAAGACAAAGGAGTAATATATGGCATCTTTACACGACTTTCTGTTCGGCAAAGAAGAAAAGATGATGAAACCAGAATTGTTTTCGCCTGAGCAAGAGCAATTCTTAAATATGATTTTGAAGGGAACACAACCAGGTATGAGTAGTGGAATAGACTACCTTACTCAAATGCTATCTGGTAGTAAAGAATCTACAGAGGCCTTTGAAGCTCCATATATGCGACAATTTGAAGAGCAGACAATACCGGGCATAGCTGAAAGATTTGCAGGTGTAGATGCTCAAAGCTCTAGTGCTTTCGGTCAATCATTAGGACAAGCGGGTGCTGGATTGCAAGAGAATCTTGCTGCTCTTAGAGAGGGTCTTAGAGGACAAGCCTTAAGCCAGTTACAAGGAATTAGCGGTATGGGTTTAGGTCAAAGATTTGAGAATATGTTCAGACCAGAAACAACAGGAGTTATTGGTGGAATGGCACAAGGCGCTGCACAAGGTGCTACAATGGCTTTAATGGCATAAGGAGAATACAATGGTTCAGATAGTACAACAGCGTGATATTGGCGAAGATATTGGGAAAGGTATAGGCACAGCTCTATCTACTCTTGGAGAGAAGCTCGCTCAACATAGGTCAGATAAAAAAGAATCTGATGCGTTAGAAAAACTAAGGTCTGGGTGGTCTGCTGAAACAACTCCAGAAGAAAAAGCTTTTGATGTAATGCAAGATTCTAATATTAGCGCTGAGACTAAAAAATCTATTCCTAAGCTGTTTTCTGATATGGCTAAGAAAAAGCAACAGGAATGGTCTCCAGAAAAACAAAAGGAATTATCATCTGCTTTTCAGGGTGTAGGTGTTGACGAAGAGAAGGCTAATAATTATGCTAATTTATACGGCCAACTAACTACTGGTGGGCAGACAGAAGCAGGAAAGATACTTCTTGATAATGTATTAAGAGACGGAAATCTTGGCGAAAAGCAACAGGCTAAAGAACCACAGAAACCAACCAAGCTTTTAGGCGAAGAAGTACAATATGAATATCCAGATCTTGATGTAATAGAAGGCTTAACTCCAAAAGAAAAAGCTTCATATAGAAAAGATTTGGCAAAATCAAATACTATAGATTATCAAGCGTCCAAAAAAACATTAAAATCTCTAAAGACAGACGGAGAAGCCGTTGAACAACTTGGTAGACTTAGTGCTAGTGGTAAATTACCTGAAAATATTGGAAGAGTAAATCTTGATAAGCACGGTTATTTAAAAGTTCCATTTCTTGCAAATGAGCAGTCTCAATTATATGTTAAGACTATTAATGGATTTATTAAAAATGCCAGGGAATCGTTTGGTGCCAAAGTTACAAATTTCGAGTTAGATGCCTTTATGCAACAACTTCCTACTTTATCTTTAAGTCCAGAAGGAAGAACACTTGTATTGGCACAGATGGACAATATAAATAAAAGAGCGCAATTAAAACTTCAAGCTGAAAAAGCTGTTTATGATAAGTACGGATTATCAAATGTAGATATTCAGAAATTAGATAGTATATCAGACGATATGATCTCTGAAAAAAATACACAGCTAGAACAAGAATTTTCTGATATTGTAAATAAATCAGATGAGCTAATTGAAAAGGCTAATAATAAACAAGGTGTAGGTTTTGACAAAAATAATTCTCCTGCAAATACAGAACAAACTATAGTCAGCAAACTTCCCTCGCCTTCAACATATAAAGGTTATGCTACTGATGATAAGACTGGTAAAAGATATTATAGTGATGGAGTTAATTGGAGTGAGGCAAAATAATGGCATTTATTCTTGAAGATTTAGAGCAAGAAGACGATATTCAGCAACAACCTATTCAGCAAGAACCTGTTCAGGAAGGTTTTACATTGGAAGGAGATCTTAATCAAGAACCTGTAGAAGAACCTGCTGAAGAACCTGCTGAAGAACCTGTTGAAGAAAAAGAGCTAAACAGATTCTCTAAATATTTAAGAAAGTCATATCAAGAAGAAACTGGTCTATTCAAGAAAGAAAAAGGACCTTTGGATTACATAAAAAAGCCTAAAGAAAAGTCGGAAGATGGAAAAAGATCTTGGTTTTCTGATGTAGCTCTTCAAATGTCAAAAGGAGCTTTGAAAGCCTTAACATATCCAGCTGACTTATTTAAAGCAGCCGCTAGCGGAATGGCTCTCGATATATTAAAAGAAGAAAAATCTAATGCCATACAAGAAGGTAGAGATTTTGATATTGATGCCGCCTGGGAAGTAGCACAGGAAGGCTTAGACAAGATTCCTACTCAAGATTTTTTAGAAGGTTATTTAGAAGATGTATTAGAAGAAGATTTTGGTCCACAAAGTGAGTCTGCTAAATATCTTGGTAAGGCTGCTGAAATAGCTTCTTTTGTACCTGGAGAAACTGTTGCAAAGACATTAGCTGGTGCTGGTGCTGGTGCTGCAGTAAATCTTGCTTCCGATAAACTAGGTCTTCCAGAACCTGTTGGAGAGATTGCTGGAATGGTAACATCTGGAGGCACTCAACTTATAAAAACCCCTACTAAATTAAGTCCAAAAACAGCAAAAATAAAAACTCCTAAAGCTTTAACAAAAAAACTTATTGGTGAAGAAGTTGGAGTAACGTCACGTCAGACACAAGAGAAAGCCATACAGGCATTACAGTCATTTGATGAAGGAGTCGTTAAAGATACTAAGCTACGCCCAGAAAAGCCCGTTAAAGCATCTAAAAAGTTATCAGATATAGAAGCTAAAGCCTTTACAAAAGAAAAGGAGCTTACTAAGGCAGAGAAGCTTGCAGAGTCTATTTCCAAGAAAGAAGAGTCTATTGCAGATGCTGCTAGAAAAGAAAAACTTGATGTTCTTAAAGAGCATAAAGACAAGATATCTAACCTAAGCCCTGAAGCAGAAGTTGTGCATAATAATGTATCTGATTCTGTTTCTAAAGAATCTTTTAAGAGTAATACTGAGGCAGGTAAGAGCATACAAAAGGCTGTAAAAGAAGCTAAAGATGTAGAGCATAAACAGATAAATAAATTATATAAAATTGCAGAGAAGGACACTAGTAAACACGCAGGAAAAGCCGATAATTTAGTTACATATATTGAAAAGAAAGTAGATCAGCTGGATCAAACATTACATAAATCTCCCGGCGAAAAGAAGGTATTAAATACTTACAACGATATATTATTTAATCTAAGAGATAAGGGAGGAAATGCAAGAAATGTTAAGGTATCTGAACTGATAAAAACTTCTGATAGTGTGGCCTCTGAAATAAACTATATAAATTATGAGCCAGATGCGAAAGACATTTTAAAAGGTTTACCAACTAGAATAAATGAAGAAGCTAGACGTATTGTTGTATCAAGAGGCGGAAGCACTAAAAGTATTGATATTGCAGATAAAGCATATGGTGAATGGAGTAATAAATATATTAATAAAGATATGAAGCCATATCTTCAAATAAGAGAAGTTAATCCAGAAGAACTCTTTGCCGGTATACATAAAGAAGAAGTATATAGGTCTATATACCAAGCTCTTCCAGAGGGAAAAGTAAAGGCAGAATTATTGACTAAGTCAGCTAAAGAAATTATTCCTAACAGACTTAATCCTTTTATAAAAGACATTGAAAAAGTAGGTGGAAAAGCTTACGAAAGAGAGATAGAGAACTTAAAGGGATTTCTGCCAGAAGAATTAGTGAACAAAGCTGATACTGCCATGAAAGCAGAGAAACTTGGCTATAACAAACTAAAAAATGCTGAAGCTTTTAGAAAGAATGAAGTTAAACTCTTAAAATCAAATGAAGTTACGGAAAAAGCTACAAAAAAAGCTATAGAGCTTGAAAAAGAACAGGCTAAATTAGCTAAAGAAGAGTTGAGGGCTAAGAAAAGTAAAGAAGGCGAAAAACCTCGTAGTATAATTAGACGGTCACAGGAAAATGCTAAGACAAAAACTCCTAAAGAAACAGAATATACTAAAAAGGTAAAGTCTATTGCCAAATGGTCTAAGGAAACACCTGAAACATTAGCTAAAAAGATGGATTCAGTATCTGGTATTAATGAAATAGAGGCCTCTTTATTAAAGAAAAAAGGTGGAGATAAAATCTACAATTCTCTAAAAAAGTCCAAGATAAGAGATATTGTTCAACCTAAAATAGGTGAAAAGCTTACAGGCGAAAGCGTTAGTAAGACATTGGCTAATAGAAAAAACTATGATCTTTTAGAAAAGCTAATTGGTAAAGAAGAGCTAGATTCTATTATTGAAGTTGCTAACATCATTGGAAAGAAAGAAATTAGAAGAAATTCAGTTATTAAATTTAGCAAGCGTACTTTAACACTTGTAGGAGGCTACGCTGCCGTAAATAAATTACGCAGATATTTATTCGGTGGAAGTACTAGAAATAATTATGCAGTAGACTAACTCTTGTAATAGTCTCTATCTATCTTTTCTTTAATGGCTAGATTAACAAACTCTTGCATAGACATTTCTATTGATGCCAAATATGTTTTAATGATGCCAAGTATGTCTTCTTATTAGTCTTCCTATAGTAGTAGAATCAACTTTAAACATAGAGCCTAAATATTTATAAGAATATTTTCCAGTTGAGTACATATCTCTTATCTTTTCAACATCTGATTTTTTTAATTTGCAAGATGGATTCTTTTCTCCTTTAAAATCTGGAATTCTATTTCTTTTTGCTTTATCTCGCATATTATCAGTATGAGTTCCTAGATATAAAATATTTGGGCATACATTTGATGGATTATCATCTTTATGACATACGAACATATCTAAAGGAATATTTCCTTTATGATATATATAAGAAAACCTATGGGCTAATATTTTTTTACGATTTAAATTTATTACACCATATCCTTTATCATTACATATTCCTATCCATTCCCAAAGATTTTTAGATACTATTTTTATATTTTTGAAAAAGACTTCTTCAAGAGATGCTCCATGAAAATTAGATTTACATTTTCTAGAACAAAAATTATGATTCCATTTTGTATATCTTATAAGATTTTTTCCGCAGTAATCACAATAAACAGAAAATTTTGTCATAAATAAACCCTCGCAAGTTTCTCGCATTAAAAGTAAGAGTCAGCTACTGCGAGTAGTAGATTTCGGCTGGCCGGCCTAGACTCTTGATATTAATTATACGTATCTGTATGTTAAAAATATATATATACAATTCGTATATAAGAATTATATTTAAATATAAAAGGAGATTTTAAATGTCTAGTGATCCATTAAAATATTTAGGACGCGATAAAGCATCATCAGCAGAATCAATTGCCGGAACAAATAATTATAAAGCTGTTACACCTGAGGGACTTCAAGCCAGTCTTGATAGTGTTATAGCCTCTCCTGGAGCGATTGGTGGAACAACACCTGCTGCTGGAACATTTACAACACTTACTGCTACTGATGTAAATATTTCTGGTAAATCAGTTTATACTCCAGATGCAATAACTGCTACTAGTGCTGGCGTTGCCGCTTCTGTTGCTACTGTTGTTACAGAAATCACAACTAATGGTGATAGTGATCTTGATAATGTTACTCTTGCTAATGGTATAGATGGTCAAGTTAAGATATTTGCTGTTGTTGCTGTTGGAAATGCTGCTGACTCTGTAAAGATTACACCTGCTAGTATGATAGGTGGTACACAGATTACATTTGCTGCAAATCCTCTTGGATTGGGTTGCCAGATGGTATACGACGCTGGTGCTGCTGGCTGGATAGTAACAGGCAATAATGCTGGTACAGTAGCTTAAGTTAAAAATTTCGTTCTTCACTCCCGGCTCTCATTGGCTTTTAGCTAGTGGGGGCTTTTTTTGTTGTACTTATTAAAATAAAATCTTACTATCGAATTAATTGCATATAACAATATATGTGGGTTTAAAAACTTGCAGATCAAACTGCTACAAAGGAGAAGATATAATGAGTTACGGTAAGAAAATAAAATTTGATGTCATTCGAGAGCTAGCTTTCGGTGATATATCAGCAACATACGCTGCGGTCGGAGGAGTAACAACTAAGAATGCAAGAGCTATAAAATTAACTAACAACACTGACCAAACTGTTTATTTCACAGATGACAATTCAGAAGATCAACTAAAGCTCCCTCCGAACAGCTTCCAACTTTGGGATATAACTGCTAACAAGCCTACCTCTGAGGGAGCTCAATTTTTCGGTGTTGGAGTTCAATCCTATTGCCGTCATATTACAGCGTTAGCACCGAGTTCTGGTTATGTATCTATAGAGTGCCTTATCGTTGCTGGAGGTAATTAATATGTCACAAGCAGGAATAATTTCAGAGATTGATCCTACATATGAAATGTTAGATCAAAAGGCTACTCTATATGTAGATAAAAACGGAAGTGATACTAATAGCGGCCTTAATATTGATGAGCCTAAACTTACAATACAATCAGCTGTGGATATAGCTAGCGTTAATTCTACTATACTAATCAATCCAGGCACTTATACAGAAACTGTTACTTTTACAGCTAATGGACAGGTACTTGTTGGTGTTGGAAGACCTAACAATGTTATTATTACACAAGCCGATGCAAATGTTTTAGACTTCAATACTAGAACTAATTGCCAGATAAAGAATATGCAGATAAGTGTTACAGCAGCTACTACAAATATAGATA